ACACGATAATAGTAAAAGATGGGCTGTAGTAGTCGCACACCGTAGAGCTGGTAAAACCGTAGCATGTGTTAATCATCTTATAAGGGAAGCACTTACTACTGAACGCACAGATTTTAGGGGTGGATATATAGCACCTTTTTACCGTCAAGCTAAGGCAGTTAGTTGGGATTACTTTAAACACTTCACAAGGGTTATTAAAGGCACTACGATTAATGAGTCTGAAATGCGATTAGACTTTGCTAACGGTGCAAGAATACAGCTCTTTGGAGCAGACAATGCTGATAGCCTTCGTGGTCTATTTTTTGACATGCTTATTGCAGACGAATATGGCGATTGGAAGCCTTCAGTAATGAATTACGTTATACGCCCAGCGTTAGCCGATAGACAAGGTAAAGCTATTATTATTGGCACACCTAAAGGTCGCAACCAATTCTGGGAAGTATATAACAGAGCTACTACAAGTAGCGAATGGTTAGCACTCAAGATCACAGCATCAGAAAGTAATATACTTCTGCCTAGCGAATATGATTCTCTTAAAAAAGAGATGACTGAAGATGCCTGGCGTCAGGAGATGGAATGTGATTTTGACGCTGCTATACCTGGTGCAATATGGGGTAGAGAGTTATATCAAGCCGAACAAGAAAACAGAATTACAGAAGTTAAGTATGATAAAGAAGTCCCTGTACACACAGTATGGGATCTAGGATATAGTGATGATACTGCTATATGGTTCTATCAGGTCATTCATGGTGAAGTCCATGTCATTGACTATTATGCTTCAAGTGGTAAAGAAATAGCTCACTATGCTGCGCAAGTGCTTACCAAACCCTATAAGTTTGGATTACATTATCTACCGCATGACGCTAAAGCTAAAACTCTAGCATCCGGTGGTAAATCTATTGTAGAACAGTTAGCTTCTCACTTTGAGTGGAAGAATATGCGTATTACTACTAACTTATCTATTATGGATGGTATTCAAGCTGCAAGACTTATGTTTCCTAAAGTATGGATTGACAAAGAGAACTGTGCTGATGGCATAGAAGCTCTAAAGCAATATCAACGTGAATGGGATGAAGATAGAAAAATCTTTAAAGATAAACCTAAACACGATTGGACATCTCACGCCGCTGACGCATTTAGATACCTAGCTGTATGTTGGCAAGAAGAAGCTAAGATAGACAAGAAGGATGACAAGCCCAGAGGATTGCATGTAGGTAAGACAGAAGTTACATTAAACGAATTATGGGATACAGTCCCTAAAACACAAGGTGGAAGGATCTAAAATGGCAGGAACAGTACAAAACGTAGGTGGATATAAACTATTAACAACAACAGGTAATGTATCGCCAGTCGGTGCTAGTTTACTAGGTATATTTGTATCAGCATCAACAGCAGGCACAGTAACTATTTATGATAGTGCTACTACAACGACTGCAGCTAAAGTCATTGACACATTTACTGGTGTATTAGGCACATGGTATCCAATACCTGTATCTACAACAGCAGGCATCTACATTGTTGTAGGTGGTACTCTTAGTGCTACTGTGGTATTTGCATAAGCATGACTAAAGTAGAACTTTACCTAAATGTTGTCACGCAGTATGACAAAGAGTTCTCCAAATGGATGAACCGTACTGACAAGATATTGCGTAGATACAGGGATGAACGTCAAACCAATTCAACCCAAACACGTTACAACATGCTATGGGCTAACGTACAGACATTAAAAGCTGCTACGTTTTCACGCATGCCTAAACCTGACGTGTCACGCAGATTTAAAGACAATGATCCAGTAGGTAGAGTAGCATCCATGATCTTAGAAAGAGCTATGGACTTTGAGATTACTCATTATGAGGATCTTAAACATTGTTTAGAAGCGTCAGTATATGACAGATTCTTAGGTGGTCGTGGTTCAGCATGGGTTCGTTATGAGCCTAAGATTGAGTCACAAGACTATTCAGTATCAGAATCAGACGAAGAATCAGATGAAGCTGCAGAATACTTAGATTCAGAAGCAGCACCTATTGACTATGTGCATTGGAAAGACTTTGGACATGAGCCAGCAAGAACATGGGATGAAGTAAATAAAGTATGGCGTAAAGTCTATATGACACGCAAAGCTTTAGTTGACAGATTTGGTAAGGAATTAGGTAACAAAGTACCATTAGATTCAAGCCCAGATGACCAAAAATATAAAGACTCAGATGGTATCGGTAAAAAAGGTCTTATCATTGAGCTATGGGATCGTGAAACTGAAACAGTATTATGGATCTCTAAATCACTTAACCAAATTTTAGATGAAAGAGATGATCCTTTAGAGCTAGAGGAATTTTTCCCATGCCCTAAACCACTCTATTCAACTATTACTAACGAATCACTTGTACCAATTCCAGACTTTACACTTTATCAAGATCAAGCTAATTCTTTAGATGTACTCTCTACACGAATTTCTGGCCTTATAGACGCATTAAAAGTTCGTGGTGTATATGACGCATCAGAACCTACATTACAAAGGTTATTTACAGAAGGTGAAAACAATACTCTTATCCCAGTTAAGAATTGGCCTGCGTTCTCTGAAAAGGCTGGACTTAAAGGTGCGATTGACATTGTTGATATTACACCTATCGCTATGGCTCTTAGCAATGCTTATGAAGCTATGGCTCAGATTAAGCAAGAAATATACGATATTACTGGTATATCTGACATTATTCGTGGCCAATCTAATGTAATTGAAACTGCAACATCAGCTCAAATTAAGAGCCAATTTGCATCATTACGTTTAAAAGAATACCAAGATGCTGTAGCTTGCTATGCTTCACATATTCTTAAACTAAAAGCACAAGTTATCTGCGGACAATTTCAACCAGAAACACTTATGAAAATTGGTGGCGTTGCACAATTAATGCCAGAAGATCAGCAATTAGTACCACAAGCTATAGAGATGCTTAAAAACAATCCTATGCGTACATTTAGAATTGAAGTTGCTACGGATTCTATGCTTTACCAGGATGAACAACAAGAAAAGGCTGATCGTGTAGAGTTTTTAGGTGCAGTAGGTACATATTTAGAGAAAGCTGTACAAGCATCACAAGCTATGCCACCGGAAGCTACTCCATTACTTATGGACTTGCTCAAGTTTGGTGTAACAGGCTATAGAGTAGGTCGTGAATTAGAAGGTGAGTTTGATACATTAGCAGATCACATTAAACAACAATCTAAACAACCAAAACAACCACCGCCACCTGATCCAGAAATGATGAAAATACAGATGGAAGCTCAAGCTAGACAAGCTGAATTACAAAATGAAACACAAATGCGTGAGCATGAAATACAATTAGAAGCTCAAAAACAAGAAGCTCAAGCACAAAATGACATGAAAGAACGTCAGCACAAAGCAGAGCTAGATCAAGCATTAGAAAAACAAAGATTAGAGTTTGATGCCTGGAAAACTAAACTAGATAATGAAACTAAAATTCTTATTGCTGAATTAGATGCCAAGACTAAACTAAAACAACAACACATGTCAGCCAACCCACAACTTGATCCATTATTAGATATTGATATGAATGGTAATGCTCACTTAACAGATGAAATTACAGGCGTATTAAGTGCTGTAAACCAAAACGTAGCTGAATTGATTAATGCTAATCACATGCACAATCAAGAATTGGCTATGAAACAAGAAATGGCACATCAAGCACTTGTTGAGCAGATGACTAGACCTAAGACTATTGTTCGTGATGCCAACGGTAAAATTATAGGGGTTAAATAATGGCTGTAACCATTAAACATGCCAAGACGGATACCATATCTGATTGGACACAGCCAGATTTAGATGCACAAATTGCATTAGGTAACTATCCGCCTGGCACAGTATTAGCTGATATTGTATTACCAAGCGATTGGAATAATGACCACACATTTACAGGCACATTAGGTGTTAGTAATGGTGGTACAGGTGCTACAACCCTAACAGGCTATGTAAAGGGTAGCGGTACTTCAGCATTTACAGCAAGTTCAACAGTACCAAGCACAGATATTACTGGTTTAGGTACAATGTCCACACAAAATGCTAATGCAGTAGCTATTACTGGTGGCACAATGTCAGGCGTAACTGTAACAGGATATATTCCTACTACAGACAGAGGTATTGCTAACGGTGTTGCTTCATTAGATGGTAGTGGTACAGTACCAGTTAGTCAGCTTCCTGCTGCAGTATTAGGTGCATTAAGCTATCAAGGCACATGGAACGCTAGTACTAATACTCCAACATTAGCATCATCTACAGGCACAAAAGGTTATTACTATGTAGTCAATGTTGCTGGTTCTACAAATTTAAATGGTATTACAGATTGGGTAGTAGGCGATTGGGCTGTATATAACGGTTCAGCATGGCAAAAAATTGATAATACAGACGCTGTAACAAGCGTAAACGGATATACAGGAACAGTAGTTCTTAGTTATGGTGATATTACAAGCGGTGTCGTTCCAGTTGTAAATGGTGGTACAGGAGTTACAACATCTAGCGGTGCTAATTCTGTAGTCATTAGAGATGCTAATGCTAATATAACAACAAATTGTTTGTTTGAAGGTTTTACTAACCAAGCAGCTAGCACACTTATAACTTTAACTGCATCATCAGTACAAAATTGGGTTATTACAGGTTCTGGCGGTCAAACAATTAAATTACCAGACGCTACTACATTACCTAATGGTGCATTGTTTACATTTAACAATAATCAATCATCAGGCACGATCATTGTTCAAAACAATTCTGGTACTACTGTAGATACATTACAATCTGGTGCTTTTAGTACTGTTTCTTTATTAAGTAATTCAACTGCTGCAGGATCATGGGATAAACACGATCAAGCACCAGCTAATGTATCTTGGTCTACAAACACATTTGATTATGCAGGTTCTATTACATCAGCTACATGGAATGGTACTGCTATTGCTTTAAATCGTGGTGGAACTAATGCAAATTTAACTGCAGTAAATGGTGGTGCAGTTTATTCTACAGGTACAGCATTAGCTATTAGTGCAGCAGGTACAAGTGGTCAAGTATTAACATCTAGCGGTGCAGGTGCGCCAACATGGACAACACCAACCACAGGAACAGTTACAAGCGTAACAGGAACATCACCTATTGCATCATCAGGCGGTGCTACTCCAGCAATTAGTATTAGCCAAGCCACAACAAGCACAAACGGATATTTAAGCTCTACTGACTGGAATACGTTTAACAATAAAGGATCAGGAACTGTTACAAGTGTAACAGGTACTTCTCCAGTAGTATCTTCAGGTGGCGCAACACCAGCTATTAGTATGCCAGCAGCAACAACATCTGTAAATGGTTATCTAACTTCTACAGATTGGACAACATTTAATAATAAAGGTAGTGGATCTGTCACAAGTGTTGCAGCATTAACATTAGGTACAACAGGTACAGATTTAACATCAACAGTAGCTACAGGAACAACGACTCCTGTTATTACTTTAAATGTACCTACAGCATCAGCTTCTAATAGAGGTGCATTATCATCTGCTGACTGGACAACATTTAATAACAAAGGCTCTGGCTCAGTAACATCAGCATCAGTAGTATCAGCTAATGGATTTGCAGGTACAGTGGCCACAGCTACAACTACTCCAGCTATTACTATTACAACATCTATTACAGGTGTATTAAAAGGCAATGGTACTGCAATTAGTGCAGCAACATCAGGAACAGATTATTCAGCAGGTACATCTGCATTAGCTACAGGTATTGTTAAATCTACAACTACAACTGGTGCTTTAAGTATTGCAATATCAGGTACAGATTATGCTCCTGCCACAAGTGGATCATCCATACTTTATGGAAATGCTGCTGGTGGTTTTAGTAACGTAACAGTAGGTACGGGTTTATCATTTAGTACCGGTACATTATCTTCTGCGGGAATAGCAGCAGTAGATGGTATGATGGTACATACTAATACAATAGCTACCGATTATACCTTTAGTTCAGGTTATAATGGTATATCTGGTGGCCCAATTACAATAAATTCTGGCGTAACAGTAACGGTAGATAGTACTAACACTTGGTCAATAGTTTAATTTAAAGGAAATAAAAAATGGCTGTATCAATTAACGGAACAACGGGTATATCAACACCAGCAATAACTGGAATGACTACTCCATTAACTGTAGCTCAAGGTGGAATAGGAGCAACTACATTAGCTGGAGCTAACATTCCTGTAACCAATGCTGCAACATCATATACTGCAACTCAAACATTTAATGGATCAACAAGTGTATTAGCGGCTGTTTTTGCTAATGCTGCAGAAACTACAACAATTTCAGCGACAGCTGCAGCGAGCACTATTCAATATGATGTAACTACACAGTCTGTTCTTTATTATACAACAAGTGCTTCAGGTAATTTTACTATGAACTTTAGAGGCTCAAGTGGCACATCATTAAATACTGCTATGGCTACAGGTCAAACAGTAACGGTAGTGTTTTTATGTACTAATGGTGCTACAGCTTATTATAATAATGCAGTAACAGTAGATGGCACATCTGTTACACCTAAATATCAAGGTGGATCAGCATGGACATCTGGTAATGTTTCTGGAATAGATGCTTATTCATATACCATTATTAAAACAGGATCTGCTGCATTTACAGTACTAGCTGCACAAACTCAATTTAAGTAAAATTAAATGGCTTATTCAGGGTTTCAGAATAGCGCATTTCAGCGTAATGCGTTTCAAATAATTGCCAATATTCCTGTAATACAAACTATTACAAGGGGTGGGTTAAAAAAAGAACGTACACATAATAGATCATTTAAACAGACTGTAAAAGAGTCTTTAGAAGAATTATTAGGCGAACCAAAAGTAGTAGAACAAGTTAAAGAGATTGTTAGTGAATATTCTAATTCCAATAGATTATCTTTAAGCTCAGTAGATTTAAAACTTTTAACTCAAAATGTAGCTGCAGCTCAACGCATTATTATGTTGGCAGAACAATTACATTATGAAAGACTAGAAGCACAACGTGAAATGGAAGATGAAGAAGCAATACTTCTACTAATATAATGGCTAGATATATACAAGATCCGGTAACACATAAACTTATTCCTGCTGACGAATATTATACAGAACAGGTAAATTCACATTACATTATGGCTGATTATCAACCTTATAGGTCTATGGTGACTGGTGAGATGATAGAAGGTCGTAAAGCACATAAAGAGCATTTAAAACGTCACAATTTAGTAGTGGCGGAACAGAGTTCAGCAAGACCACAGAAGCCTGACGGTGGTCAGTTGAAAGAGCAAGTGGCACGTCAGGTTTATGAAAAACTAAGGTATAAATAGGAGAACATTATGGCATTAGTAAAAACAATTCAAGGTAGTGGTAACGCTGGTCAAACAGCTCAAGCTATTGTTGGTTTTGTAACAAAAGCACAAACAGCAACAGCAGCAGCACAAGGTGGTCAATTATTACCTACATCAGTTGTTGAATATTCATCATCTACAAGTAACTATGGCCCAACATTGCCATCAGATTCAGCTCCAGGTGACAAATATTGGATAGCTAATACATCAGCTAACACAATTAAAGTTTGGCCTGCTTCAGGGTTCAAAATTAATGGTGGTTCAGCAGATGCTGCATTATCAATCGCAACACTTAAATCAGCAGTATTTATCTCATTAGGAGATGGTAACTGGTTTGCAAACTTATCAGCATAATTAACTAGGAGTTTTAAATGGAAAACCAGACTACTCTGGAAACGCCATCTTTGCGTGACCAAATAGAAAGTGCAGTAGAAACAATTGACGTAGCACCAGAAGTTGTAGAATCAGAAGTAACAGAAAATAAATCAGATAAATTAAGAGATGAATCTGGTAAGTTTAAAAGTACTAAAGAGGTAACAGAAACACCTTTAGAAAAAGTCCAAGAAGAAGTCGTAGCAGAGATAAAAACTGCTAAACCAAGACCATCTTCATGGAAAAAAGATTATGAAGAATCATGGGGTAAATTAGATCCTACATTACAGGATTATATTTCTCAACGTGAAGCAGACTTTGCTAAAGGTGTTTCTACTTATAAGAGCCAATGGGATCAAGCACAGCCTATTCTTTCTACAATGGAGAAATTTGCTCCTACACTACAACAAAATGGTATTGATCCGGCACAATGGATTAATAGCTTAGGTACTGCACATCAAACTTTGGTATTTGGTAATCCTGACCAAAAATTACAGATGTTTGCACAATTAGCAAACGATTATGGTGTTGATCTAAATGGATTGTTAGGCGGCCAACAAGCTAGTCCACAATTTTCTATGATCGCACAGGAATTAAGCCAGATTAAAAATCAATGGCAACAATTCCAATCGCAACAAGAACAAATAGAACAAACCCAGTTAAAGGGTGAAATAGAATCTTTCAGTAAGGATAAACCTTACTTTGATGACGTCAGAGAAACAATGGCTGGATTACTCCAGAACAATATGGCTTCTGATTTGAATACTGCTTACGACAAAGCAATCCGTTTACATGATGACATTTGGCAAAAGGTACAGTCTGAACAGACTCGTTCTAACCAAACAGAGCAGAAAAGTAAACTTGCCCTAGTCAAAGCTAAGGCTATATCCCCTAAGTCTAGCTCGCCTACAGCGAATATGAGTATAGGTGGTAAAGGCAATAATCTTCGTGACCAATTAGCGTCTATTGTAGATACTTTTTCTAGCGAAAATATTTAATTAAACTAACAAAGGAGTTTTACTATGGCATTTGCCAATTCTTCAGTTAGTGACATTATCGCTACCACCATTCAATCTCGTTCTGGTGAATTAGCTGACAACGTAACTAACAACAATCCGCTTCTATTAAAATTGAAGTCAAAAGGTAACGTACGCCCATTTTCAGGCGGTAACGTAATTCTTGAAGAAATCATGTACAATGACACTTCAACAAACAACACTAACTCATATAGTGGCTTTGAAACATTAAACATTTCACCTAATAGCCCAATTTCTGCAGCGCAATTCAGTATTGCTCAATACGCTTCAGCAGTTACTATCTCTGGTCTTGAAATGTTACAAAATTCTGGTAAAGAAGCAATCATTGACTTACTAGAAGGTCGTATCAAAGTAGCAGAAGCACAATTATCTAACCGTATCAACCTTGACCTTTATGGTGACGGTACTGGTAACGGTGGTAAGAACCTTACTGGTTTAGCTGCAGCAGTTGCAGATGCACCATCAAGCGGTACTTACGGTGGTATCAATCGTGCTACATGGTCATTCTGGAGAAACCAAGCGTTCTCTGGCGTAACTAACGGTGGCTCAGCAGTATCAGCAGCTAACATTCAATCTTACATGACTCAATTAGCTATCAAGCTAGTTCGTGGTACTGATAAGGCTGACTTAATTGTTGCTGACAATAACTACTACAATCTATATGTAAATAGCTTACAAGCAATCCAACGTGTAACTGATCCAGAAATGGCCGGTTCAGGTTTCGCTTCACTCAAATTCTACGGTGGTGGTACATCTGCTGACGTGGTACTTGGTGGCGGTATTGGTGCGCAAGAACCAGCTAACCACATGTATTTCTTAAACACAGACTACATTTTCTTCCGCCCACACAAAGACAGAAACTTTGTGCCAATCGGTGGTGAACGTCAATCTGTAAATCAAGACGCTATTGTTAAATTAATCGGCTGGGCTGGTAATCTTACTGCTTCAGGCGCACAATTTAACGGTGTCCTAACAGCTTAATTAAAGGGAGAATATAACATGGCTTTTTCAGTAACCCCTTTAGTGGGAATTGATTTAAGTAACACAGTAACAGCTGCAAATATTGCATTAGGTTACCCTGTAAACCAATTAATTGGTGTTCAAGTATGGGGATCAGATGGCCTACGATATGTATTTGGTAAAGCTAATGCTTCAATCACAGCTTCAACAACTGCATGTACAGTTAATGCTACTACGTTTCTTGTCACAGCTTCAGGTGGTGCTTACACATCTCCAGCTTACGACATGGTAACTGGTGACTATGGCTGGTTTAGCAAGGCTTCAGTATAGTAATAAGTACTCCCCTAGCAATAGGGGGGTTTCTCAAGTCTATTCATGGTGAGTAGGCTTGACAAACCAAACTACTTTGGAGAATTAAATGTCAGACACAGGCGCACTAGCAGTAAGATTTTATAGTAAAGAAATGCAAAACGATTTTCTAACCAATAAAGAAGGCAGACCAATTAGTTACATGGCTGACTTTGTTAGAATTGAAGTTCCAGGCAATCAAACAAGCATTATTGAAACATTTGTCAATAATGGACATAAATCCAGATTCCCAACACAATGGGCTATGTATTTAAACGAAAAAGCGGATGGCAATAACAATCCTGATAACGTGCAAGGCACAATATTAAGAGATTGGCCTATCCTTAACGCAGCACAAGCGACAGAATTAAAACACTTCAAGTTCTACACAGTAGAACAAGTGGCAGCAGCTTCAGATCAACAAATTATGGCTATTGGTATGACAGCAGGTATGTCACCATTAGCTTTAAGAGATAAAGCTATAGCGTTCTTAGAAAACGCAAAAGATTCATCATTTGTACAAAGACAGTCAGAAGAACTTAAATTAAGAGAGCAAGAAATTGCTGATCTTAAAGATCAAATGACTAGATTAGCAAAAATGGTAGAAGCTAAAGCTAAATCAGAAGATAAAACTGAGGTCAAAGCCGAAACAAAAGAACCTAAAAAGGACTAATAAATGGCATCAACTCTATTGCAACTCGTTCAGCAAGCTACAGGTGAAATGGGTTTAACTCAGCCTACGCAAGTCGTAGGTAATACTGCAGCAGATGTTGTTCAGATGTATGCTCTAATGAACTCAGTAGGCTATGAGATTCAAAGAGATCATAACTGGGAAGCATTAGACAAAGAATACCGTTTTTATACAGTCTATACAACACTTACTTGTACTCTTGTGGCAAATTCTACATCTGTGACAACCGTAGAATTAACCACAGGGTTAAGTAACTTATATATTGTAACAGGTACAGGTATCAATCAAGATACTTATGTTAATACTGTTACAGGCGCACATACACTTACATTATCACAAGCCGCAACAACAACCGGTGTATATACACTTTACTTTTCACAAGCTAAATACCCATTACCAAGTGACTGGGATAGACAAATAGATCGTACACATTACGACAAGTCTAAACGCTGGGAAATGTTAGGCCCTACAGATGCTCAACAATGGCAATTCTTAAAGTCTAGCTATATTTCAACAGGCCCTAGAATACGTTACAGAATTTTAGGTGGATACTTCCAAGTATGGCCAGCCATGAATACAGATGAGTATTTAGGCTTTGAATACATGAGTAACCAATGGGCTACAAGTACAGTAGGAGTGACACAATCATCATTCTTAGCTGATTCAGATACTTGTATATTCCCTGATCGTTTAATGGTTATAGCGTTGAAAAAGAAATACTTTGAAATTAAAGGTTTTGACGCAACAGCATTTACGAGAGATTACTTACAACAATTATCATTCGCTAAAGCTAACGATTCTGGTTCAGCTACATTGAGCTTTGCTCCAGTACCTGGATCAATCTTAATTGGATTTGAAAATATACCTGACGCTAATTACGGACAGTAGTTATGGATAACTACAATTTAAAGTTAGCACAATTATTACAAGGCGCACAACCATCACAAGGTGGATTAAGCGTAGGTGATTATCCTAATCCTTATGGATTAAGAGCATATCAAAAACCTAATGGTACTTATGGCGGTCAAATGATGCCTAAGACTACAGGATGGCAAGGTGTTCATAAAAACTCACAAGGTCAAGATATGACAGAATTTTCTATTGGTGATAATAAAGGTGATTTTCCATCTATTGTTCCTACATTAAATGCAAATGAATTAGCTCAAATTGTTCAAAAGCAAAACATTACACCATCTGCTAAACAAAAAGCACAAGAATTTGCAGATTTAAGAAGGTCACAAGGATTAAGTCCATTTAAGGATTATAATTAATGTTTCTAGTAAAAAAACAATCGTCAGGAAGCGTATCATTACCAGCACCGGTAGGCGGATGGAACGCTAGAGATAGTTTAAGTGATATGCCTGCAACAGATGCAGTCTATCTTACAAACTGGTTTCCTGCTACTACAGAGCTTGTCCTAAGAAACGGATATACTCAATGGGCTACAGGATTACCTGCGCAAGTAGATACTCTTATGAATTACCAAAGTGGTACATCTGGTAAACTTTTAGCTATATCTAATGGTGCTGTTTATAATGTTACTAATGGTGGTGCAGTAGGTGCTGCATTATTATCAGGATTATCTAATTCACGTTGGCAATATTGTAATATTACTACTGCTGGTGGATCATTTTTATACATGGCTAATGGTATAAATACACCTTATATCTATGATGGTACAACATGGACATCTATTACAGGTATAAGTACTCCTGCTATTACAGGCGTTACTACTACTACATTAAATAATCCTATTGTATTTAAAAATAGAGTATTTTTTACACAAACTAACACATTAAAAATATGGTATTTACCTACATTATCTTTAGGCGGACTTGCTAAATCATTAGATTTAAGTTCTTTTGCTTATAAAGGTGGAAATATTGTACAACATGCTACATGGACAATAGATGCAGGTTATGGTGTAGATGATTACTATGCTATTTATACATCTAAAGGCCAAGTAGTCGTATATAAAGGTTCAGATCCAGATAATGATTTTGCTTTAGCAGGTGTATGGGATTTAGGAACACCAGTAGGCACTCGTTGCATGTATAAATATGGTGGTGATTTACTATTATTAGGTAAAGATGGTCTTACACCATTAGCATCAGAGTTACAATCATCTAGGCTTGATCCTAGAGTAGCTATTACAGACAAAATACAATGGGCTGTATCAGAAGCTATTTCTAGTTATGGTTCTGTTTTTGGATGGCAAATATTGTTTTATCCAGAAGAAAATCAATTATGGTTAAACGTACCTAATACTACACAAACTACGCAATATGCTATGAACACCATTACTACAAATTGGTGTAATTACACAGGATGGAACGCTACTTGTTGGGAATTATATAACGATCAACCTTATTTTGGTGGCAATGGTTATGTAGGTCGTGCATGGTACACAAACTCAGATAATAATAGCAATATTACTGCTAACGCATTACAAGCATTTTCATCATTTAGTAGTCCAGGCGAATTAAAGCGTTTTACAATGGCTAAACCCATTTTTAGAACATCTGGAAGCCCTGCTATTTATGCAAATATAAATGTTGATTTTAACTTAGCTATTCCTACTACAATACTTAATTATACGCCCACATCATCAGGAACATGGGATAATGCTTTATGGGATACAGGTATGTGGGGCGGTGGATTAAATGTATTGCAGCAATGGCAAGGTGTTAATGGCGTTGGCTATTATGGTGCGCCTATTGTAAGTACAGCATCACAAGGAATAGATGTAAGATGGGTTTCAACAGATTTAGTACTTGAAAAGGGTGCAGTTCTATAATAGTTCAAGGACAAAATGTAGGAGAATGGGTTTGCCAAGAAGCTGGCGGATCATGGACTTCTATTTGCCAAGCCATAGGACAAACTTACAATAACAAAATAATAGTAGGTGTGATGTATGATGGTTATACAGGATCAAGTATAGCTATCCACTCAAGATGTGACAATCCACGTCATGTATCACGTCACTTCTATTTTTCAATATTTGATTATCCGTTTAATACATTACAAGTAAAACAGTTAAAAGGGTTAGTATCTACAGCTAACCTAAAAGCTCAAAAAGTAAATGAACATTTAGGATTTAAGCGAGAAGCATTGCTTAAAGACTATTTCCCAGATGGAGATGGTATTGTTTATACCATGTCTAAAGATGAATGTAAGTGGTTAAAACTTAAAGATAGATATATAAAGGACAAAGTATGAAATTGTTAGATTTTAAATGGTTAATGCCAGCGTTAAATGATTATTTTACATTTTATGGCGGAGGTAAGGGCGGATCTGCTCCACCACCACCAGATTATGCTGGTGCTGCAACTGCAACTGCTGCTGGTAACTTAGAAGCTGCTAGAGCAACTGCTGCTGCAAACCGTACAAATCAAGTTACACCTTATGGTAATTTAACATACACAGCTAATCCTGGTACTGATCCATACGGTAACACTTTATATACTGCTACACAAACATTAGCACCTGAGCAACAAGGTATTCTAAAATCCACTAATACCCTTAATCAGGGATTAATGGATACAGCTAATACAGGTTTAAATTATGCTAATACTGTATTAAGCCAACCTGGTATAGATACATCCAAATTAGCTCAAACAGGTATCAATCCTGGTCAATCATACCAAGATGCTATCATGTCAAGACTTTCACCACAAATTGATCGTGAAAATGCTGCATTAGAGCAACAATTAGCCAATAGAGGTATTGCTGCTGGTACAGATGCTTATAATCAAGCTAAAACATTACAAGCTCAAAAACAAAATGATTTACTTAATAGTGCTACAGTTACTGGTATGAATACAGGTCTTGCAGCTAATCAACAAGGATTTCAACAAGCTGCTTATAATCAAATGCAACCTATTAACGTCATTAACGCATTACGCACAGGATCTCAAGTACAAAATCCTAACTTTACAAGTACACCTATGCAAGCTAACACAGCAGGCCCAGATTTACTTGGTGCGGCTAATGCAAGTTATCAAAATCAACTTAATGCTTACAATGCTCAACAAGCTCAACAAGGTGGATTTATGGGTGGTTTAATGAGTCTTGGAGGTTCTGCAATAACAGCATACTAATGTTTGCTATAGCATTTAGTGGTGGTAAAGATTCATGGGCTTGTTTGCAGTTATACAAAGACCAGCTCAAAGATATTACTGTTTTATGGGTAAATACAGGTAAAAATTTCCCAGAGTTGCTAGACAGTATTAATTTAGCAAAAGAAATGTGTCCTAACTTTATTGAAATAAATACAGATAGAGATGCACAAAATGCTATATATGGCATACCTTCTGATATTGTTCCCTGTGCTAATACAGCTTATGGTGAAACAGTTACAGGAAAAGTAAAACAAAAGATACAACCATATTTTCAATGTTGTTATGAAAACATAGCCAAACCTTTGCATGATAAAGCAAAAGAAATTGGTGTAACACACATGATTCGTGGTGACAGAAAAGATGAAGGCCATGTATCTAATAGAGTTAATGGTCAATTAGTAGATGGCATAATACAAATTCATCCACTTGAAAATATGACAAAACAAAATGTATTAGATTATCTTGCTACAGTAATGGATATGCCAAAACACTTTGATTTTGAACATAGCTCTTTAGATTGCTATGATTGCTCTGCATATTTAAAAGATACAAAAGATATTGCTGAATGGGCTAAAGTTACCCATCCTGATTTATATAAACAACGAATGAATAAAGTAATACAAATTAAAGAAATTTTAACAAATAGTATGAAAGATGCTTTTTAGGAGATAACATGGCATTTATGGACTTTTTACCGCAATTTGGGGATAACACAGATCAATCTGGAGTAGATGATCCAAATTTAGCTCAAATTAATCTTAAACGCAAACTTGCTTTAGCTGATTCTTTACGCAATACAAAAATGCCACAAGGTCAAATGGTAGGCGATAGATATGTAGCTCCTTCTTGGACTCAATATCTTGCTGGTGCAGTAAATCAAGGCATGGCTGGTATGAATGAAAAAGAAGCTATGAAAGAATATAGTGATGTTCAAAAAGCTAAAGAAGCTAAACAACGTACTGGTTTAGCTACATTATTAAGTGATTTAGCTCCAAAATTTATAGATAAAACTACAATGCAACCTACAAATGTAGATTTGCAACAAGGGATGAATGTTCCTACATCACCTTATAATACTACTGAACAAGTAAGTGCAACATCACCATATCAAACACAAAATATGCAAGGTCAAAGTAATATGATGCAACCAGTTACAACACAAGTACCTGGACAACCATTGTCAAGAAATGATATTTTAGGTGCTGTAACAAGATATGGTCAAACTGTTGGTGATAATAAAATAGGTGAAGGTGCTATTTTAGATTATGTAAAACAAGCTTATGGCCCTAAAAAAGCTACATGGATTAATAATGGAAATTTACAAATTCAAGTAGATGAAGCAGGACAGCCTACAGGATTAACATTACCTATAGGCGTTTCTCCTAATACAACTCTTACATTAGAACAATCTGGCAAACAACATAAAATTGAAAATGAATTTAAAAAAGAACAAATAGCAATAGAAAAGAAAAAACTTAATCCATTAGGGCTTCCAGATTTATCTACACCAACAACAAAACCATTAACAAATAATAAAGGATGGACATTACATACTGATGCTCAAGGCAATCAAGCTTATGTTAGCCCAGACGGTAAACAATTTGAGGAAACTAAATAATGCCATTTGACCTATCTACCGCTTCACCAACATCACAACAAATGTTAACCCAACCTACAGGCGAAGATTACTTAAAAACAATATCCCCTACTGCAGGTAATTTAATTAAGAAATATGCTAATGGTGAATTGCAAGTAACTGCACAAATGGTAAGAACACCTGCTGGACAACAATTACTAGGTGCTATTACACAATACGATCCTACTTTTGATGCTACAAACTTTCAAAAACGTCAGCAAACAGCTACTGCGTTTTCTAAGGGTAAGCAAGCAGATGCTATTCGTGCAGCTAATCAAACCTTATATCACATGGGTAATTTATATCAAAGAACAGAAGATTTAAACAATTTAAATATTTTGCCTGGCGTATTAAATGCACCAATTAATTATATTGAAGAAAAAGGATTTGGTGATTCACGTCAAGGTAGATACAGACAATCTTCTCAAGCAGTTGCATCTGAATTACGCAAAGTATTTGCTGCTTCTGGCGGTGGTAATTTAACGGAATTGCAAGCATGGGAAAAATCATTTGATCCAAATGCAGGCGAACAACAACAAAAAGATTATATTGCAAACGGTGTTGATTTGTTGCGTGGAGCTTTAAAATCTTTAGAATCACAATATCAATCTGGAATGGGTTTAAATAAAAATATTGGAGATTTATTAAGCCCTGAAGCTAGAAACGTATATACAAAATTACAAGCTGGTGAAAGCCCTACTGTTAAAAAAACTACAGCTCAAAAACAAGGTGAAATATTAGCTCAACCTAAAAAAATTAGTAATGATGCTGAATATAATTTACTTCCATCTGGTTCTACTTTTGTAGATCCAAATGGTATTACTAGAGTTAAACCATAAGGAATAAATAATGGGATGGCAAGACGCACCAGTTAAAAACGCATGGGAACAAGCTCCTACAATCAAACCAGGCCTTGATCCACAAACAAATGCACCTTATGATCCGTCTATTCCTACGAATATGACATTACAAAGCAATAGAACTGCTGCACCTTATAATTCAAGTTTAATGGACAAAATTGGCAATGCTTGGGATGCAAGTAAACTAGAAGGTTTAGCACCAGAAGTATATCCTATTGGCGGTCTTACTAAAACACCAATGATAGAAAAAGGTAAAGTTGCAGCAGAAACAATAGCTAGTGATATTAAAGGTTCAGAAACTGCACAAAAATTAGCTGCTTTATTAAGCAAATCTGGTAATTTTATTGGATCAATTCCTAATAGACTATTATCGTTTGAATCGGGAAAAGATCCTGAAGCATTTAATACTATCTATCAAGCGTATAAGCAAGATATTCCTGAATTAAAAAAAGCTATTAGTGAAGCTACCCCATTAGGCAAACAATTGTACAACGATATGGTTTATAACTATACAAGAAAACTTCAAGTGCCACATGATGTAGCAATACTTGCAGAAGATTATACAAAAGGACATCCTGAAGGATTAGGTGCTTGGGATTTATTGGCTCAACATTATAAAGATTTACCTGGAGATATGGCAGCAGCAATTAAAAGAACAACAATGCCTTCTTATAAACCTTTTGAACAATTAACTGACGCTGAAAAATTAAAACAAGCTACACAAGCTAGTGTTGATACTGCGGTATGGAATCCAAAACCACCTAGCACAGGTCAAGGAATATCTGCTGGAGATTTATGGACTATTGGGAAAAAAATTGGTTTACCATTACTTACACATAATCCACTCATAGCCGCAACAGCTTCACCTAGAGTTGCTCGTTTAGCAGCTATGTTAGCAGGTAAAACTGCAAATGTTGGCGGTAAAATTAGTGATGCAGCTACAAATATAGTAAATATGTTGCCTGAAGCATCATTGGAAAACATAATAAATACAGCAATACTAACTAATAAAGCAAACAAGGAGCAACAATAATGGCAAGAAATGGATCAGGAACATATACGCTTCCAGCCGGAAATCCAGTAGTCACAGGAACTACTATATCATCTACATGGGCTAACAATACTTTAAATGATATTGGAAATGCTGTGACAGCATCTCTTGCTTATGATGGACAAACTGTGCCTGTTGCTAATTTACCTATGGGTGGATTTATTCACACAGGTGTAGGTAACGCTACTGTTAGAACTAATTATGCGTCTGCTGGACAAGTTCAAGATGGAACATTATCTTATCTTACTGGCATATCTGGTACAGACACAATTATTGCTACAGCACCTGTTTCTATGACCGCTTTAGCTGCTGGTCAAACATTTAGATTTATTGCGGCAGGCGCAAATACCACTACAAGCGTTACACTAAATATTAATAGTATTGGTGCTAAGGCTATTACTAAAAATGGCACTACTGCACTAGCTATTGGTGATATTGTATCTGGTTCTATTATAGAAGTAACTTATGATGGCACAGAATTTCAAATATCTAGCCAAGTTTCAGTATCACTTTTAGGTTTAAATAATACATGGACTGGTAAACAAACATTTACAGGTACATCTAGCCTTCTTGCATCTAAATTTATTAATGCTATAGAAGGCGTTACAGTATCTGCTACTGCAGCTACAAGTACTATAAACTATGATGTTACAACGCAATCTGTATTATACTATACAACATCTGCAAGCTCTAATTGGACTGTAAATTTTAGAGCTTCTAGTGGAACAACTTTAAATTCAGCATTAGCTATTGGAGAATCAATTACAGTTGTATTTTTAGTAGCACAAGGTGCAACAGCATATTATAATAATGCTATTACTATAGATGGTACATCAGTTACACCGTTATATCAAGGAGGAACTGCTTGGACATCTGGAAATGTTTCAGGCGTAGATGCTTATTCTTATACTATTGTAAAAACAGCATCAACTCCAACATATTCTGTATTCACATCACAAATTCAATTTAAATAGGAATTAATTATGCCATTATTGTCAAGATTAGCTGTAAATGCAGCTAAAGGTTATGGAATGTTTGGTAAAGGTTTTGATGGTACTATTTCTTACCTAGTTGTAGCTGGTGGTGCTGGAGGTGCTAATGCAATAGCTGGTGGTGGCGGTGCTGGTGGCTTTAGAAATGGCACGGCTACATTAACAAAAGGAAATGTTTATACAACCACAGTAGGATTAGGTGGTGCTGGAGCTCCCTCATCATCTTTTGTAAGAGGAACTAATGGTGCTGATTCAGTATTATCAGGAACTGGAATTACAACCATAACATCAACAGGTGGTGGTGGAGGTGGTAGTTCTTATGGTGGATTCTCTGGAGCTTCTGGAGGTTCAGGTGGAGGTGGAGGCGCACAAGGAGGACCACCACTAACTGCTGGCGGTGCAGGTAATACACCTTCTACAAGCCCATCTCAAGGTAATAATGGTGGGCCTGCTCAAGATTCAGCTTCAGGTGGCGGTGGAGGTGGAGCTAATGCAGTTGGTGTTAGAAGTGGTGGAGCAGGAACAGCTTCATCTATTACAGGTTCAAGTGTAACTTATGCTGGCGGTGGTGGTGCTGGAGCAAGAACTGATTTAGGTGGAACTGCTGGTTCTGGCGGTGCTGGTGGTGGCGGTAATGGTGGTAGTGGTACTAGCGGTTCAGCAGGCACAGCTAACACAGGTGGCGGTGGAGGTGGTGGTGGTTATGGTGTAGACACTGGCGGTGCTGGTGGTAGCGGAGTTGTTATTATTTCTATTGCGACAAGTGCATATTCAGGCACATCTACAGGAAGCCCTACTATAACAACATCAGGTGCTAACACTATTATTAAATTTACAGGATCGGGAACTTATACTGCTTAATGGTAAAAAAATTAACACAAAAAACTAATGCTAGTTGGGCATTTGAAGTAGAAAAAACTAATGCGTGGGCATATTGGGATAAAGCTTTTACTCCAGAAGAATGTCAAAAGATTATTAATTATGCAAATCAGTTTAAGAAAATAGATGCTAAAGTGTCTAATAAAATTGAACTTAATCTTGAAATTAGAGAAAGCAAAGTTGTATGGATAACACCTGATTCTGATATTAATTGGGTATATCAACGTATGACTGATGTTATTACAAAACTTAATGTTGATTACTTTAACTTTGATTTGTTTGGTTTTACAGAAAGCTTTCAATTTACAGAATATGAAGCACCAAGCGGACACTATAGTAAACATATAGACAGTATATTTAACGGAATAGTAAGAAAGCTATCATTTGTATTACAATTATCAGACCCTAAAGATTATGAAGGTGGTGAACTACAAATTCATTTAGGCGATACTCCTGAAGTAATGAAGAAAGAACAAGGAACGTTAATTGCATTTCCTTCATTTACATTACACCAAGTTACACCTATTACAGAAGGCAAACGTTATTCATTAGTAGGTTGGATTACAGGCAAACCATTTAAATAAGGATTAAAGTATGGCACATTTTGTAAAATTAGAAAACGGAATAGTTGTTCAAGGCATAGTTGTAAATAATGCTGAATTACTAGATGAAAATGGTGTAGAAAGTGAAGCTAAAGGTATTGCTTTTTGCTCTAACCTATTAGGTGGCACTTGGAAACAAACATCATATAATGCTCGTATTCGTAAAAACTACGCAGGTATTGGTTACACTTATGACGAAACACTAGATGCGTTTGTTCCACCTAAACCTTTTGCTTCATGGATATTAGACGAAACAAAAGCACAATGGAAAGCACCTGTTGATTACCCAACAGAAGAAGGTCGCTTTACTTGGAATGAAGAAAAACAATCTTGGGATGCAATGCCTGAAAGTGCATGATGAACGACATCAATCCAGTATCCTATGGCAAACTTATAGGCAAGGTGGAATCTTTAGAACATAAAGTAGAAAGCCTTGAAAAAGACATAAAAGAGCTATTAGAGCTTGCCAACAAAGGTCGTGGTGGTATGTGGGCTGGCATGATGATCGTATCTGCTATGGGCGGATTTATCGGATATATTAGTCATACGTTTCTAGGAAAATAAAATGAAAGTATTAACCTATATTACAATATTACTTGTT